CTTATACTGTAACTGTTTCGGGAGGAAAATACTACATTGATTCCGTACAGCAAGATAGGCTAGTATTGCTCAGAGGGCATAGGTACATTTTTGACCAAAGCGACAGCTCAAATGCCTCACGTACTATAGCAGTATCTACAACAAGTAATGGTACTCATGCTGGTGGTTCAGCGTACACAACTGGTTGGACTTATAGCGGAACAGCAGGAAGTTCTGGAGCAAAGGCTATTTTTGATGTTCCTTCAAATGCTCCTAGCAATCTTTATTACTATGGAGTTAGTCATTCCAACGTAGGTGGAGATATAGTTACTGAACATATAGCATCATTCTCTACGTTTTCTGTAGGTTCTCCTGCTTGGGTAAATATAGATCAAGGAGGACCACCCAATAATCCAAGTAGTAGTCAACGCTATCAATTTCAAGAGTGGATATGGGAACCTAATAAATATAAATGTGTGAAACTCATGTTTCATGCGTTTATGTGTCACAATAACACGCACAGTTCGTTACTGATGGACTACGTAATATGTCCAGTAATGGTAGACTCAAATAACACAACCTATGGCTCTTACCATCAAGACACCAGTTCTGCGACTAAATCTTCAATTATGGCTGCAAACTACACAGACCCCATTTCTAGCAACTATGCAGGTTCAGGGTTTGATTCAAACAATCCTAAGTTTTATGAGCGTTTTTGGAACCATTCAGGTCATAGAGTCCAAATGCCACAACCTTCTTATAGAGGAACAGGAAATATTTCAACTATCGCAATGTCGGATCATGCACACATGGGGGGTTATCAAGGGTGTGACATAAGATCAGAATTCACAATTCAATGTGAAGGACATTTTCAACACCCAGATAATACCCTTTCTCAAGGAACCCCTCCAGACGATGCACAAATTGAAGTACGTTCTACTGCCTTTGAGGGTGTAAGTCATGGTATAGCAAATTTCAATACTGATTTAGAAATTAGAGGAATTTATGTAGGTGTAGTTGGAGGATCTGGTGCAAATTATGCAGCCAGATGGTCACTTATCGGGATGCCAAAATAACATGACAGATTCAACACCAATCATAGGAACAGGGGGAACCCTAGCAACTTTTGGTCTAGGCCAAGTAAACGAAATTGTAGGTATCTGTGTCGGCATAACAACATTAGTTTATTTAGCTATAAAAATTAAAAACCAACTTACAGATAAAAATGGCAAAAGAAGAAACTAAAAAGAATACTCAAACAGGTCTTGAAAAACTTATATCTTTGTTAGAAGCCAAGGTAGATGATGAAAGTATTAATTCATCTGAGATGAGAGTTTTAGCAGATTTGTATCATCGAAATGGTGTAGAGTTAGGCCTTAAGAACATGGAAGACAACGCTTCTGTTCCAAACATCCTCCCATTTGGAGAAGAGAAACAGGCTAATGGATGAACGTCTTAAAGACTTTAGGAACTTTCTATACATGGTTTGGGAGCACATTGGCCTTCCAGAACCTACACCTTGTCAATATGACATTGCTCAGTATGTACAGCATGGGCCAAAGCGTAGAATGGTTCAGGCTTTTAGAGGTGTTGGAAAGAGTTTCATAACCTCTGCTTATGCTTGCCATCAGCTTCTCTTAAACCCAGACATTAAGATTCTGGTTGTCTCTGCTTCTAAGATTCGGGCAGATGACTTCTCTACGTTTGTTCAGAGACTCATCACCGAAATGCCAGTTCTTAGACACCTAAAGCCAAGAGATGAGCAAAGACAATCCAAGATAAGTTTTGATGTTGGGCCATGTCAACCTGCTCATGCTCCATCTGTTAAGTCTGTAGGAATTACTGGTCAACTTACTGGTTCTAGAGCTAATCTAATTATTGCCGATGACATAGAATCAGCTAACAATTCCATGACACAGACAATGAGAGATAGGTTGTCTGAAACTGTTAAAGAATTTGATGCTGTTCTTTCACCAGATGGAGACATCGTTTATCTTGGTACTCCACAAACTGAGATGTCTATCTACAACAGTTTGACCGAAAGAGGATATGAAATAAAGATTTGGCCAGCAAGGTATCCAACGAGTGCTAAGATGTTGAACTACGGAGACAAATTAGCTCCAAAAGTCGCAGAATTGCTCGAAAAAGGCCTTAAGAAAGAAAATGATCCTGTTGATCCACTTAGGTTCGATGAGGACGATTTGCTAGAAAGACAAGCATCCTATGGAAATTCTGGATTTTCACTTCAATTTATGTTGGATACAACTCTTTCTGATCTTGAAAGGTATCCTTTAAAAATTCCTGAGTTAATTGTTCACCCAATAGACAACGATTTATTACCAGAAAAATTAATTTGGTGTTCACATCCTGACTCAGCTTATGCAGAATTACCATGTGTAGGCTTTAACGGAGACAGATATTATAGACCATTCGCTGTAGAAGGTGATTATATCGAATCTACTGGTTCAGTTATGTCCATAGACCCTTCTGGTAGAGGACAAGACGAAACTGGTTATGCAGTTGTCAAAATGTTAAATGGTCAACTGTTCGTTCCTGAATGTGGAGGGATACAAGGAGGATATTCTACTGAGTCTTTAGAAAGATTAGTTAGAATAGCTAAAAAGAATAAAGTAAACTTAATCTTAATCGAATCTAACTTTGGTGACGGAATGTTTATGGAACTTCTAAAACCTCATTTAATTAAAAAGTATCCAGTAAAAGTAGAGGAAATTAGGTCTTCAATACAAAAAGAACGAAGAATTATAGACACTTTAGAACCTGTTATCAATCAACATAAACTAATCTTCGATCCTAAAGTCATTCAGCACGATTACGATTCAGCACAGAAGTACACAGCAGACAAACAACTTAAGTATATGCTATTCTATCAACTGTCTCGTATAACTAGAGATAAAGGTTCTCTTACTCATGATGACAGATTAGATGCACTCTCAATGGCTGTAGGTTATTGGGTAGAACAAATGAATCAAGATGCTGACCAATCTATTAAAGATCGAAAGTCTTCATTACTAGACAAAGAGCTGAATAGATTCCTTGACCATTGTGTAGGGGTTCGTAATATTGAATCTCCCACTTGGATATAAATTTCTTCCTAGTTGTAAAATACTGTATATGTACCCTTCCCTAGATTGTGATTGAGTCTGGGGAAGGGTTTTACTTTAAATGCTTTTTAAAAAACAAGGAACCATCTACGAAACTTTGTTTACCTTTGAAGCATTGAAAAGAAACTTAGATGTCTTTAATCCAGTAGGTGACTACTCAACTATAGATTCAGTTGTCTTAAACCCAGCAGGGAAATGTTTTAGGGTACAAATAAAAGGAACAAATTGTACTCTAGACAAAAACAGATTTAATATTACAGCAGGGGTTGGTCCTTCTAAATCTCTTATCTCTGCTACCGATGTAGATATTCTAGCCTGTTACATACAACCTAGAGATGTCTGGTACTTACTACCAATGGTTAAAGCTGCTGGTAGAAAAAGATTTGCATTATACCCCATTGAAAACAGTAAAAGTCGATGGGAACCTTATAGAAATAACTGGGATATATTTTTTTAAGTCATGCAAGAATTAATACAATCCTATGGTCTTCCCACAGCCTTACTTATCGGTATATCCGCTTGGTGTGCTTATCTTGTAAACTTCCTTAAAGGTCTTATTGTCAACGATCTAAGTGATCTTAAAGAGGCTGTAGATAAGCTAGGTAACGATGTACGCAACACACAAGACGATATTACTCGCATTGAGCTAATGATACGTCTTATGCACGATATAAAGAAGGACGGACAACTTGGCCCTGAAATGTCTAAGATAGGCAAGAACAGGGACAGGTAATATTTTGGTAAAAAACTTTGAGGGGGTTACGCCTTTGTTTAGAGATGGAAATTCCCCCGTTCGGTAGGCTATTAATTTGAGCTGTGTATAAAAATATTTTTTCCTATATGAATAGCACTTCTTAATTGTGGCACAAAGAGGTCAAATCTTCTCTATAAATAAGGGTCGCTACACAGATTCCATGCCAATCGGTTTTATGTGTTTGAAGTAGTGTTTTTCTTATCCGCTCCATAAGGAAATCTTTTCCAAAATTCTTCACTTCTAAATATCTCTATAAATAAGCCATTGCAAACAACTTGCGAACCATAGATCAAAGTACAAGTTGCAAGGCTAAATTCACGTAACTTTATTATATACGTGACTTACTAGAGAATAGGGGAAGTCAATCAAAGCTGAAATTTCGACGTGAACCATAGGATGTGGTCTAACGTGATACAATTATCCAATCAAAAGAGAAACCCATGCTAAAGACATCATTATGGGCTTTCTAGAGCTATTCCAGCATCTTCATACGTGGAAAAGACAAAGAAAAAGACAAATAGGCACAAAAAAAGGGTAACAAGCTGAAATTAACTTGTTACCCTTTAGATGTATCTATTTTATATTATCTTATATAATCTATAAAAATCCAGATATATGTTAAATAGACTATAATACCGATTATAGCATTAGTTATGTTTTCTAGAGTACCTATATCAACTTTCCAGTAGATATATCATAATCGTCTTTCTCATAGAGTCTATCCTCCATATCATAAAGACAAAGATTCTTCATTTCTGGATACCTACTATAGATTAGATCTAATTCACTTTGAAGGTAGTACTGTAGTTTTTCATCTTCTAATGATTCATATACTTCACTATCAACCTTATCTGATTTATAAACGCTGTAGGGGAAACTATTTAATCCTATGTTATAATTCCAACTACATTTGTAGGAATCATTTGAAAACCATATATCATCTTTATACTCTCCAAGTGATTCATTCAATATCACTACTGGTTTACAATATGGCATGATTGCTATTTTATTAGAACCAATAGCTATTTCCAATATTGTTTGTAGTCCGCTATGATTCATATCTAAACCATTTAGCAATATATTAGATAGATAATTTGTATCACTTCTTTTCTTAGTGAATGGGAAGTGCTTTAGTACTCCATTATGTATCAAAGCATCCTTATTGTTTACTAGAAAAGGATGACAATTAGTTTTATTTAACTTTCCGCTAGTGCCTATTCTAAAATGAATTAGCATTTCATAAGAATTATCTAATTGCTTATAGAATGAATAGAAGGCACTAAAATCAAAGAAGCCTTTTTCTATAGTTATTTTATCTTCTATATTCTTTCTATATGCTACACCAGCTCCATCTGGATTTGAATTAAAGCAATTCTCTAGAGTTGAACGGCTTATTACTTTTTCACTAGGTTTATATATTGCTATACACATTTTATTATTCCTTTTCTTTAATGTTTGTATTTTCTTTTAAACGTACTGCTTTGATATATTCTTTTCTTTTATCAACTGATTCACTCTAGAATATTTTTCGCTATGTTCACTTATGTAGTCTAGGTATCCATCATAATCTTTATGGTTTATATCTTCTAAGTCTTTAATAGTAAGAAGATGTTTAACATATTCTCTAGTGCTTTGCATATACTCTACATTTTTAATTAGAGTGAATTCACGCAAAGAAGATTGAAACATCCGATTTTCGTAACTTCTACTTCTTTTGTTTAACACATTATATCTATCACTAGTATTGTTTGCTACATCATTCATGCCAGTATATTGATTGTAATGTAGGCAACTTGTTTCTCTATTTAACCTATTAGAGAATTTTAATATATTATCTAGATTCCTATAATCGTGCAACATAGCTACACCATAGAATTCAGATAATAACATATTCTTGTTATAATGTAGATGAATACCATAACCAGATTTATTGCCTGTAGCTCCATATAGCTTTGCAAGGTTCGCTATACAAACAAATGATTCCTTTGCACTCTCTATACAATAAGGAGCAGTTGCAATCTCTAGACCATAATAATCAGATAGTGAACCATCTTTTTTGCATAGTGCTTTATACCTAGAATCATTTAGTGATTTATCATATAACTCTCTAGAGAATTCTATCTTATCACTTTCATCATTAAATTCAACTTCTAACTCTAGTACTAGAGATAAATAACTTAAAGATATAGATTCACTTACTATTTGTTTGTTCACGATATAATAACTAGGGATACCAGCATTATACTCTAATATATA